CAGGTCGCCTCACGCGTAGACCATGGAAGTTGTATCGCACGTAGTGCGCAACTCAGCTCTGGTAGTCTCCCTGGCAGGAAACTGTTTGAAGCCTATGTTCGGGTTCAGCCATCCCACATGAAAGTGCTACTCGTAGAAGACTTGGAGCTCTGGACAGATTCCGAAGCGCAGGTTCAGCTGGGCCCGCGCATCCTCAGATATACTGAGAAAACTCGAGGGAAGAGTGAGCCGGCCACGTTTCATAAAGGGTCGTGCGTGCTGCTCGCAGATCTCGGCGATGTAGGTGTTTTCCCCGAAAGAGTGCCGGGCACTCACACCGCCATCTGCGGACAACACGCCGAACCGGACCAGAAGGTTCCACGTGACCCGGGAGATGACAGGAGCATTGGGGTACATCACAAAGAGGGAGACTAAGTTTCCCACAAGGATGGCCCCGCACTGCCAACGCCCACTCTGATTCACCGTCCAAAGCGCTCTTTCGATCGCTCGGATGGGATCAATCACCACCATGGGCTCCTCATAAATGTTATAAGCGAGCGTCATGTGGCAAAACTCTTCTTGGTGGAACTCAGTCACTAGTAGGCCCTCAAGGCGCATCCCGAAGACCTTCGGGATGACACTGCGGGCGACCTCCATGAAACGATCGGCATCACAGCGCGGGAGCCAAAGGAGGGAATCATCTCCATCACAGAGAAACTCCACTTCGACTCCAGCAACTGCTGCAACCGTCCGTGTCACGAGGACATTAATGATCGAGTTGCCACCCCCCGTGTTCCGATCGCCTGACATGCGCGTGCCCGCGGCCTTATAGCGAAAGGGGCCAGCGGTGCACGTGTTGATCAATTGTTGGTCCAGCATCTTCAGCTCGAGACCCGTCATGGCACGCCACACCTCATGCTCCAACCGCAGGGTGTGTGTGTGGACATGGCAGTCGAACTTGGAGAAGTCTAGAAGCCAACAGGCAGGATCGGGGAATGCAGTCCTCTTACGGTGCCAGATTTGAGCGGTCTGTGGCACCGTATATCCCTTGGCACACTCAGGGGTACCAGTCGGTCCCAGGCCAGGGCCCATGAGAAGCTCGTGCTCGACGGGCTCCATGAACTTGGCCAACTCAGCATTCGTGCCTGGCTTACGGAACTGTATCATCCTCGGCGCCTTGGTGTTGGCGGTCGTGTCATCGTACTTATCGCACTTGACAAAACCGGTCACACGGAAGTCGAGTTTGCACTGTTCCTCAGTCCAGTTGATACCGTCGACAAGTCGATTGCGTTTTGCGCCGCTAAACTTGTTGACGTAGTCACGAATGGAGGTGGGGCTGACGCGGCGCCCGGCAACCCAGATACGTCCCAGATGTTGTGCCACTCTAATGCACTCTCCCTGGGTGTAGCCGGTGCCGGGCACCACCGTATCCGGGCGGCGGAGACGGGTGCCTGAGCGAGTGTGCGCAAGCCACTCGGGAGCTGGGTTGTTGTCCAGCAGATGTCGACAGGTTAAGCCTATCAACATATTGTGGGGGCACTGGTGGTGTGTCACAATCGGTGTTTGCTCGAAGAGTGCGCTCCTATACAAACAATAGCTGTAGGCCGTATGCTTATGTTCGTATGGCGCGGCCAGGAGGTTGTGTCCCGGCGCGAGCTTGCCTGGCTCCAGGGATGAGCAGATCCCCGGCAGGCGCCACCCCTAGTCTTGGCCATACTTCTTCTCGACCACCGCCCCGTACTGCGGGTAAGCGTGCATCCATTCGGCCTGCAGCTCTTGGTGGACACTGTGCCAGCGGATGCCAAAAAAACACCCGACAACACCGGCCACCCAGCCAACAAGCATGAGTGCAACGCCACCAAACAACAGGAAGGTGGTCAGGAGGGAGAGCCCAAGATAGGCATAGTTCTTGGCGTTGAACAGGTCTGCGGACCAACACCAACGGTCAAGACGGGAGCGCGAGGCAAGAGTCTCCGCAAAAGACTCCTCCTGCTCCTGCTCCGCCTTCAGGTGGTCGGGGAAGTGGCAGTAAGCGTGGTCACCGCAATCGATGCGGTCACCACACTCACACACCTCTACCACGATGCCACGGCGCAGACGCTTATTGTGAGCCACTTTTTCTTCGTAGGGCGGGGCGTGGGTTTGTGGCTTCTTAACCCACACCGTATTCTTCCGCACACGCGCATCATGGCGGCGGAGATCCTCGAAGGTGTCCTCATTCATAGGCTGTATGAGGTCTCTGTCATGGTCGGTAAGCTCCGAGACTTCGGCCACGACTTCCGCCAGTAGTGCGGGCACATCAAGGTCGAGGTACTCGGCGGCGGTCAGTTTGTAAGACTGGACGACCTGGAGCACCGCGGACTTGGCGCGCATTGGAGCCGCACTAAATTTGGACATGCCATGGCTCTCAGCGAGAGCGCGCGCCATCGCCATGGCGCGCACCTCTCGGAGTGAGGGACGGGGTTCAGGCTCAGCCTCGGGGCTGGCCTGGGGCGGGTCTGGGATCGGATCCACGCCACTTGTGGGGTACAGGGCCGGAGGGGGGGCACCGCTAGGTGTTCCTTCGGGCGCAATGGCGCTCTCTTCTCTGGGGGGAGCAGGGGGGGCCCTCTTGCACTCACGGCAGTACGAGTTCACCACCACGCGGGGTCGGCGCTCAAGCCGCTGACGTACGGGGGGGGTGGCTCGTCTTCCTGGGCGCGGGGGAGCAGACTCGCCGCCAAAGTGATGAGCTCCCTGAGGAGCCCGCCAATTGTGGCGGCGATCCGCACCTCCACGCGGTGTGTGGTGCCATCGGGGTTCTGCTCTATCACCACCACGGTGAACGGCATGCCTGCTGTGTTCAGGCGGCGGCGGCTGCAGCTGAGGCGGCTCGAAGTCTCCGAAGACGAATGACGTGGTCGTCGAAGTGGACTCCGCGCCGTCGGAGTTGCCAGCCGGGCTGGAGGACTGTACCGGGGTGAAAGTAGTAAACAGAGGGGGTATCCGAGACGATGATCTCATCGTTATTGTTATAACAATCAGAGCACTCAATCAACGAGTCCCCATCCACTTTGCTACAAGGACGCCCGTCGTAATAGAGTCCTACGCGCAGAGTATCAGCCTTGGGTACGAATGTAGTGCAGACAACGTTGTTACCTCCACACACATCACACTGGCCAGCTGTATACTCAAAGTAACCTATATAAAATTGGAAGCTCATCGCAGTTTG